ATTTAAAATGACAGGCCAGCGCATTGACTTAAATGGTCCAGCAGCAGACAGAGCAGACATGCCTGCGCAAAACAGTCTTGTTACCAATGCAAATGTTGGGACAAGCATTGCAGGCCGGGTGCCTGAAGCTGAACCTTATGGCGGCCACAACTGTCGTAACGAAGGAGAGCAACCAACAGCAGCACCTGGCAGTCCTGGTGTACCTGACGCTGAAATCACCCCCGCACCAGACAGCTATAAAGAAGATCCAGCACCAGAAGAAACAAATGCAATTGATTGCGTACCTGACGTTACTGCGTCAACATTGTCCGACGAAGCTTTTAAGTTAATGAAGAGCCGTGAAGCGTATCGTGGAATGATGTACTCTGACTTCCAGGGTTATTCAATTGGCTACGGCACTCGTATTGATATTTTTGGACCTGGTAATCCAGCAAGCAAAATTGACGACAACTTGAAAAAGGCATTGTTAGCGGGTCCAAGTGAAGCAGAAGCACGTTTGGCATCTCGTCAAATTGTTGATCGACACGTTGCTCCTTCTGTTATTAACACACTTAAAAAAGAAAAAGCCGGCAAGAATGTTTGCTTAACACAAGCACATGTTGACGCATTAATTATGGCAGCATACGGCAACCCTGGTCAAGCAAATGAAATGGCACGTAAGTTAGTTGCCAGCGGTGCAGCGCAAGCTGATGGTAAGCCACGCAAAGAGGACATTGCATCAATTTGGGCAAACTCAACTTACTCAAACAGCGGCAATCAACGTAACAGTGAAGCCAAGTTTGCAATGACAGGTAAACCAAACGGTGACGCAAGAAGCTTGACAGCAGAACAGTTAAAAACCCAAGGTGTCAAGTCAGACGAAACAGCAGTGCGCAATGGCAAAGCTCGCAACCCTCAGAATCCTTGGCCATCGCCACTGGGAAATGGTCCAAAAACTGGCGCCAAGTCTGACGCAAGTTATGGCAAGCCTACTCCGCAACAGTTTGGTCAATGGGAAAGAAGCTATTATCTAAACACAGGCCAGGTTCCATTTGGAAGTAGCCTTACCGTGACACAGCTTCGTGACAAATACGGTGAACCTCACACCGGCGGCAACATTCCACCTAACGCACCAGATAAGGCAGCTTGATAAAACCCTGTTTATCTTTACAAGGTAAATAGGTGCATGCCGCAATATACATCACGCTTTCGAGGTTATAGCACTGTTGGAACTAGTTTCCTAAATCCAGTTCGCTATGACCTTGATCTTGCCCGCCAAGACTTATTAAATCACTTCAATACTCGCAAAGGTGAGCGTATTATGCTGCCCGAGTTTGGTAGCATAGTATGGGAAATGCTATTTGAACCCTTGTATGATTATACAATATCCTTAATTGATGCAGACGTTCGAGCTATCATTAAGAATGATCCTCGTTGGACATTGCAAAGTGTAGCAATATCTGAAGGCCCCAACGCACTTAACATTGAAATTGTTGTAACGTATGTTCCAACTGATGAAACAGTGACATTACCATTGACTTACGACAAAGGAACCGATACAAAATGAGCCAGACTAAAAGACTTGGACAACTCAATGCAGCTGAAAGCTGGTTGAATAATTACCGCTATTTGGTGAACGCCGATTTTAAAGCATATGACTTTGAAAGTTTACGTACATCATTATTGAATCACGTTCAAACAAATTACCCTGAAGATTTTAACGACTTTATCAACTCAAGTGAGTACGTTGCGTTAATTGACATGATGGCTTTTATTGGACAGAACTTGGCGTTCCGTTCAGATTTAAATTTACGTGAAACATTTTTAGAAACAGCCGAAGTACGTGGCAATGTGTTGAGCATTGCACGTCAACTTGGCTATAAACCTTATCGTAACGCCGGAGCCACTGGTTTCCTACGCATCAGTGCATTGAATACCACACAGAACATCTATGATACAAAAGGTACCAACATTGCTGGCCGTACAATTGTATGGGGAGATCCTTTAAACACGGACTTCAACGAGCAAATTACTTTAATTTTAAACGAAGCATTCAATAAATCAAACCCAGTTGGCCGTCCAATTAGTAGTATCACTGACAGCGGCGTAGTGCGTCAGCTTTATCAAATTGCACAACCAGACAACAGAACAATGGTAGAAACTTTTACATTGACTGCTCGTAATAACTCAAACTACTCGTGTGAACTTACACCTGTTAATATTGATTTAGACAGTCAATTGGCAATTGAAAGTGTACCAAACCCGTACAGCTACTTGACTGCACTATTCAACAATGATGGCACTGGCTATTCAAATGCATCCAATGGATGGTTCTTTATGTTCAAACAAGGAACATTAAAGTTTGAAGATTATGTTTTAACTACTCGTGTAGAAAATCGTGTTATTGATTTGGCAGGGGACAACGTCAACGAGTCTGATATTTGGGTACAAAGCATTGATGCAACTGGCCGCATTTTATCAACATGGACACAAGTAACATCAACTGTTGGCAAGAACATTGCATTTAATTCAATTGACAAAGACAACCGTAAAATCTTTGAAGTAATCACACGTGAAAATGATTCAGTATCATTGAAATTTGGCGATGACGTATTTGCAGAAATCCCAATGGGCAACATTCGCGTATGGTACAGAGAAAGTGCCAACGAAAATGTAACGTTCAATCCAATTGACGTTGCAGGATTACAAGTTGCAATCCGTTATGTTGACAGTACCAATACCGAACAGGATTTGATTTGCACATTACAATTGGCTGCACCAGTTTCATCTACGGCCAGTGAAACAATTGAGCAAATTAAAAATCGTGCTAGCCGTACAGCAGCAAGTCAAGACAGAATGATCACTGCGTCAGACTACAATACATACCCAGAAGGTAAAGTAGGTGGCATTGACAAAATCAAAGCAGTAAACAGATCACACGCAGGTCAAAGCATTTATGCTGACTTGCAAGATCCAACTGGCACATACCGTCCAGTAATTACTCTTGCAGATGATGCATTCTTATACGAACAAGAAGTAACAAGCGAAGACACAATTGCAGCAGTAACAGGCGATGAAGATGCGCTTGTTTCAATTGAAAACTTACTGTTAAACAGAAGCTTGCATCAGTTATATTACAAGAAATTTAACGCAATTCTTCCATTGTCTGTTACCAAGTGGGTAACAGTTGAAGCCAGCAATTCTTCTACAAACGGATACTTTACTGGCAGTGATAATACCGGAGCACCTTTGCGAATTGGTCGCGGAACTCCAGATTTAAAATACAGAACAATTAAAAAGAACTCGCTTATCAAGTTGCAGGATGAGCAAGGCCAAATTAAATGGGCAAAATTACTTGACGTTTATCGTGAAGGTTTTGGCCTGGCAAACAATGCAGGCATTAATACTGGACTTCGTGCCAATAGCCAAGGTGCAGTATTCTTAAACAGCATTGTAAAAAACAGTAATGTGATTGCCTGGATCCCACCATTGCGAAGTATTTTTGCTCCAACTGAAAAAACTGAGATTCTTAAAGAATTGGCAGCAAAGCGTTCATTTGGTCTGCGTTACGACCAAGAATTTGATCGCTGGAAACTTATTCGTCAAGACAACATTGACACTGCCAGTGCATTTGGAACTTTGTATGCAGGGGACAAATCCAACATGGCGCTGGATGCTTCTTGGTTGGTCAGACTTGAATTTGATTCAAACACACAAGTTTGGACATCAGTTGTACGCAAAGACCAAACAGTGCTGGGTAGTGCAAATCAAATTACTTTCCATAATCAAAGATTTGGTAAAACAGTTGACTATTCAACTCGTCGCGAAATTAAAGATACTGTAAAGTTCTTATCTCAAAATGATGGGCCAGATTCTGAGCTGGACATTGTTGAATACTTTAAACTGGATGATGGACGTTATGATCCTAAACGTGTTATTGTAACAATACCAGGCATTGCAACTGGACTGGTACCAACAGACCCAACGATCATTGATTCAATATTATCTAATAGCACAGTTATGCTGGAGAAAGTTCAATTTGCTGATTCAGTTGGTCAATACTCATTGACACCTACTACAAATATTTTGACTGGAACAATTGGACCAGTTGCTGGCAAATCAAGTTTAAGAATTCAACATAATCATGTGCCATTGAGAGACAATCGTGTTGATGCAACTACAACTAACATTATGGATATGTTTGTTTTAACAAGCGAATATAATTCAGCATTTAGATCTTGGTGTACAAATGGAGCGCGAGACGGTTCTATGCCACGTGCCCCAACATCTTATAATTTAGAACAATTAATGTCAGCCGTTACGTTATATAAAAGCGTAAGCGACAGCATTATTTTCCATCCTGTAACATATAAAGTCATATTTGGCAAGGGCAGTGATTTTAGAAATAAAGTTATTATCCGTGTTACAAAGAGTGATGGCACACGCATTTCGGACGCAGAAATAAGCTCAAGAGTAATTGAATCAATTAATAGCTATTTTGCAGTTGACAATTGGGATTTTGGTGAAACATTCTTCTTTACAGACATGGCCGCTTGGGTACATAAACAATTAGGTGGTATCATCAGTTCAATTGCACTAGTTCCTCGTCAACGTGGATTAACCTCCAATGATTTATTTCAAATTCGTTGCGAAGATAATGAATTACTAATTAGTAGTGCAACAGTAAGTGACGTTGAAATTATTACAAGTTCAATGTCAATCACATCAGTATAATAAGGCAAATAATGGAAAAAAATCCAAAAAAACTTAACCCAGTTGAACCGTTCATCAGAACATATCCTGGCCAACAGTTAAATGACGGTGTAAGCCCAACAGCATCTGACATGCTGCCTGCTATATTTCAAACCGAGACCAATAAGAAAGTCTTGAGTGCCATTGTTGATGATTTATTTCAGCCCAGCTCTTTAGAAACATTAAACTTCAGTGTAGGACAAGCAGCAGCACAGTCGCTATTACCGCACCCGACTGCTCGTCGTCAATTAGAACCTGGTTTGGTGACTTACACTGATACTGGAGTAAAAACTTTATCAGCTGACGAAGTGGCAGCAGCCTGGGATTTAAACGACAGACACAATGAAACTCCTGTTCCTGTTAGCATTTTAGATTTACCAATTGATCCAGACAAGTTTATCAACTGGACAAACTATTACTGGATTGAAGAAGGCATGCCAATTGCTTTCGTAACAGGTGGTACCACAGACACTATCAATGTTGTCAATGATATCATTGGGAAACAGTATTACACTACACCTGCTCAACACAATGGCAAGACACTTGAATTAAAGAACGGCATGCGTCTTGTATTCCAGCAAGATATTCGTCAAGTTGATATTCAAGGCGATGCTGCATTGACATATGTTTCCACTGGCAGCAGAGTTGATCCA